ATCCACCTCATCTGCCACTTGCTGAACATATTTGAGATATTTCTCCTCAGAATGATGCAAGTGCCATTCATTTGAATAGTTTTCAATTTCTAGCCAATCCGCTCGCATCACACCACTATCAACTAATGCTGCAACGAGCAAATAAGCGCAATCAACACCTACACCACGAACCATTGTATTGTTCATGTAAGGAGTGCCTAGCCACTTCTTGGCAGCATCTGAAATGCGTTGACCAACGCTCAAATTACTCATCGTATGCTCTCCTTCAATGGCACATAAGGTGTTGCCCTATTTCTACTGAAATTATTAAATTTATTCTTACAGTCATTCGCTGTCTTATCGCATCCGGCAAAGATATAGAATGTATCTCCGACCTTCGGTGCAATTTCGAGCGCACTCATGTAAACGATCACACCATTATCAGACTTTAGAATCTGAGTGGATTGTCCGGCCAATGGGCCTGTTATCCAATCAATGCCACCGGCAGCATAATAGCCATTAACGAATGGCACATCAATGCGAATTGCATTGGTGCCGGCTAATGCTGTAACCTTCCCTTTCTTGCGATAGTTGTGGATATCAACTCCGCATTCTTTGGAATAGATACTGTAAGGGCATTGAGGATAATATCTGCGATTAGGGTATTCGATGTTTAGCTTTTGCACTATGGACTTTACATTCAGTTTTAATGTGAGGCCACCGCCTTGCGATACCTCACACAACCCTGTGAATAGTCCAATAACACCGATGATTTTGTTGGCATCATCAAAGAACGCTCGTTTGAGCGTGAACTCTGCACCATCAAACCCACCATTGTGTGCTACCGCCATAATCGGAACACCGCCAATCTTATCTCGTTCATCAGTCGAGATGCTAACAGTCATTTTATCCACACTAACTGTGCTATTAGTGGCAATCTTATCACGCACGATGATTGGGCCATCGCCTTTGTAGATTTTAGAATCATAAGACACACTCGCCTCAGATTCTGACCAATAATAAGAAACCCCACTCTTCAATCGCAACTCGTAGAGGTCGCAGCTATTAAAGTGTTTCTCGTTGTTAAGGTGATTCCTTAGCACCTCACTAACTTCCTTCATATTTGCCCCCTATCGTGTAGTTACTAATTTGAATGATTTGGACTTGTACACATTTGTATAGACATATTCAGCTGTCATATCTCCGCTGAATCGAACGAGCCAATAATATGTGTAGTCGGCTGTGATTACGGAGTTAGGTGCAACTGTTTGACCGGCTGCCAACCTAATCACTCCCTTATCACTAACCGCTCTTATTGGCGAGCCATTGGCATAGAGTTTCAGATTCTCAACGTGATACACCGGTTCGAGATAATCACCGAACTTGCGAACAGCTTGCCATGAACCATCTGAACCCACACCAAGCCGAATGCCCTTCTCGGTGTTATCTTCCGGATCTAGCCAAAGAAATGGAATTGTGCCACCTTTCACTTCTGAATAGAACCCCATCAACTCCTTGTATTGCTCCGGAGTTAAGACCTCAAATTCAGTTGTGATGGTGTACTGAGGATAGTTCCATGTGGTCATGGTTCGCACCTTGCCACTTCCGGAAGTTTTGACCTTAGTTTCCCACTTCTGAGCCTTCGAGGATTTCCACCCTAATGATGTGATATTTGGAAATTTTTTATAATCTGCCATAAATCACCTACCATGTGCCTTCTGTTCCAATGAACTCTCTATCTTGGTTGACCATGAATTGTCTTAATGCTCTACCGCCACGAGATTCAAGGAACGAACCGAAACTTTCGGAATCGATAGCACTCACATTGAATGTGATGCCACTGCTTGCACCCTTTCCACCACTTGCATTGCTAATGCCTTCGCCTAATCTGTCGAACACAGTATCAGACAATGGGATTACAGCCTCTTCATATCTGCCCTCACCAATCTGTGCGATTGTTGGGCCATATGCTAAACCGCCACTTGCTAATTTAGGCATAGATTTGGCGCTCGACAAACTTGCGAATCCACCACCTACTGAACTCAATGAGGTTGTAGTGGCCAATCCGGCTGCTGTTGAGGCCTGATATGCGGCCAATCCGGCTGTGGCACTCATGCCAAATGTAGCCATTGCCATTTGTTGGGCCAATGTTGCCCATGCCGGTGTTTGTGCCTGTGCTGCTGCGATACTCGTTGCAGTTTGTTGAGATTGTAGCATCTTGCCAAATACAGCCTGTTTCACTTGTGCTGCAATCCATTGAGCCACGCTGTCAGCGATAGTTTTAAGGATTGCCTTGCCCATGTTTTGGAAAGCCTGTGTTACAGACATGGTGCCTTGTAAAAGACCGGAGATGCCTTCTTGCATCTTATCGATGCCGGCACTCATGGCCTCAAACATCACAGCCTGTCCATTCCAATGGCTATCCATCACAGCCTGTTGATATTCTTCCATCAATTGCTTGCGAAGTTCATAGTTCTGTTGCATAGCAACATATTCATCAGTCAATGCAGCTTGTAAGGCCTCGAAGTTTTGTGTTCGCATAGCATCATCGATTTTCCATTTTTCATCAGCCAATCTTGTATGTTGCTCTAATGCCTTCTGACTGAACTCTTGATTCTTAGCCAAAATCTCAGCATTCACTTGCTCTGTAAAAGCAATTCGACCATCTTCCATCACATCAAAGGCGATGCCTCTTGCTTTGAGAGTGTCGATATAATGCTGCTGTGCCATTTTATCCAATTTGACAAATTCATCTGTCATATTCGCATAGCGGTCTTGGATTTCATCAATGGCATTCGTATAATCTAATGCCAATTGCATTGCCGGAGATATGGAGCCTGTAGAGTCCTTATCTACTGTAGCAACAATGAAATCCTTTTGCATATCACGAATCTTGGTTTCGATGGAGCGGAGTTTAGTGAACTCCTCTTGCTTGGCTTTGATGCGTTTATCGGTGTAAACCTCATCAAGGAGTTTCAAATCCTCTTGATAGTTTTGGTTAGCCGCCTTAGATTTTTCGAGTTCCTCACGTTCCTTCTTATATTGCAACTCAATCAATTCCACTTGATTGCCTTGCATTTCTAGGAAGGATTGAAGGATTTTCTCATGAATCTGCTTGGCCTCTTTGGCAAGATCTTCACCTTTACCCTTGCCACCGCCACCGCCTTTGCCACCTTTACCGGAGCCGGCATCGGAACCACCGCCACCGCCACCGCCGCCACCGCCTACATCAAGACCACCACCGCCGCCATCAAGACCGCTTGTGATTTGACTTGCGATATCAACACCCTTGTTGACGATATCTTGGGCCACATCGGCTGAAATTGTGTCTACTTGTTGGATTGCGGTGAATGTGCCACCAAAAAATTTGGCAACTTTCTCACCAACACTGTTGAGTTTAGCTATAAGCCAATTCAATGCCTCGATGATTTTATTTACACCCCACACAGCGGTGTGAACCACACTCGACCATACTGCCGACATGGTTTCACTAAATCCACCGGCTGCCGCTTTAGATAATCCAAATGCAGCTGCTAATGTGGCCAACAAGCCAACAACAATCGGAATAGGGTTAGCCATTAATACAGCATTGAAAACAGCCTGTGCAGCAGATGCCAACAATGTTCCTGTGCGAAGTGCTGCATATAAGCCACGCAATATTGATGCACTAGCCGATAAGCCGACCATCAATCCTGTAGTTACTAGAATTGCAACACCTAGTGCTGTCTTTGCAGCTGCCCACGCTTTCGTGGCCGCAGTTGTAACAATAGCAGCGGTTCTATATGCAAGAGTTTTCACAGTTAAAGTGGCTAATATAGTACTATGGGCAGCAACGATGGCCCTTTGCGCTATAAATGCAGCAGTAACACCAATTATTGCTGCTGCTACCGGTGGCATTGCTGTAGCAACTAACACCGCAAAACTTTTGACGATGTTGCCGACTGTAGACACTACCACTTTCATCGAGTTAAATGCTGCAGAAATTAATCCGATAGACACTTGGGCCACCGCTGCAACGGAACGAATAGCAATGCCAACACCTTCAAAGGCGGCCATAAACTCGCCACTTGATGTGATGCTTGCCAACTGTTCCAACACAGGAGTGAAGGCTTGAATAAATTGATTCTGAATGCTTTGACCTATGTCAGCGAATGTCATAGGAATTTCAGCGAACTTCTGATTTGTTTCCTCAGCACTTCCATATAGTGCATTTTTGATGATATCTGCTGTAATAAGACCTTGTGAGGATAGTTCCTTTAATTGACCTACACTCATGCCCATTTCTTGGGCAATGGATTGAGCCAACATCGGAGCATTCTCCATGATTGACCGGAACTCATCACCTTGCAACTTACCACTCGCCATCGCTTGGGTAAGCTGATACATCGCACTTGTGGCCTCTTCTACGCTAGCACCGGAGATTTTGAACTGCTTATTCAACTGTTCAACGAAGAATATCGCCTCATCATTGGAACTGAACGCATCTTTGGCCAACATATTCAGCTTTGCAACGCTGTCAGCCATTTCAAGATAGCCGCCACGAGATCGTTGCGATGCAGCATATATCTTATCCATGATTTCCACAGTTGTTTGTGAACCATCATTGATTAGATTAATGCGTGAGCGAATCTGTGCCATTTGGTCGGATAAGTTAGCTGCACCAACAGCCAAATCCTTCACAGCTGTGGCAGCCACACCGATGCCGGTGGCCGCTGCTGCAATCTGCACCCCTTTGCCAACCTTATTCATGGCGCTTTGTAAATCTTGCCCAAATACCTTCTGAGCCTTTGCAGAAATTTTATCGAGTTCAGAGGATATATCACCGCCGAGTTTTTGTTTCGCTGCCTGTGAAACCTTATTCAAGGCCCTTTCGGCATTGCTACTATCGGCGCTGATGGTTATTTTGGTTTCAATATCTGCCATTGTCTAAATCTCACCCCCTTCTGCTCTAAATTCTTTAATAAATTGCTCTTCTAGTTGTTTCTTTTCGAGTGCGGTCATTGGATATAGGATATCGATGAAATCCTTCGGCTCTACACCTTTACCCTTAGCCAATTGCGTATTCATGATATTAGCCACCCAAAATGCTTTGTTTGTGTCTAATATGCGTTGCCTACGCTCATAACCCTTCACCATCTTATTGAACTCCATAGGCTGCAAATCCATGAGTTCCCACGGTTTCAGCTCTAAAACACTATAAGCAATTTCCTCAGCGTATCGGAGCCATTGAGAAAAAGAGGGGAGCGATTGCTCCCCCTCTAGTTTTTTGGATTATTCTCCGATTCAATCGCTAATTTATCAGCATCGGTCATTTCGTTTGGGAACATTTGATAATAGAGTTGAGCGCCAAACACACCACTTGCAATCAAGGCCTTTGTAATAGGCAATTGAATAGCTGCAAGTGTGAGATTTTGCTCCTCATCCTCTAGCAGTTCGCCAATCAGTTCCATATATTTATTTGGATTTCTGCCATATTGTTTCATGCCAATCGCATAGCCGGAAATGATGCAGTTGATAGGCCATTGAACCATAGTCAACAATTCACTCACAGGCTTGCCAACAGCTGCCTCAAATTCCATGAGTCGCTGCATATTGAACATAATATATTCGCCATGACCGAATAGATCACAATTAACTTTTTTCATCAGAGTTTCTCCTTAGCGCTAAAAATTTATATCGAACAGAATCGGTGATTAACCACCAATGCCGGCCGGTGCCGGTTGTAATTCAGACAATGGGCCAATGCCATTCAATTCGCCTTTGTAAGTTGCTACATCGTCATGCGGCGCACTTACAGACAATTCAGTTACAGATGCAATGCCTGTGAAGAATGTTTTGTCCGGATACTCGAATTTAATGTGAACATTATCACCATTCAAAAATGCTTTTTCGAGCAATTTCAAAGATTCTTCTTTAGGCATCAACAATGTTTCGATGCTGAAAGACCATTCCTTCAAACCGGCAATTGTAGATTTCCAACCACCGGAACCTTTGTGAGATGCATCGATGCTGTCAGCTTTACGAGATAAATCACCACTACGTTGACCACCCAATAAAAGCCATTTGGCACCTGTATTTTCGTTTGTACCTGTATTTAAGTACAACAAATAATTTTTGCCGGCTGTCGGCATATCTGTCGCAGTAGGTACATAAAGTTTAGTTTCTGCCATTAGTAAATTCCCCCATTAGAATTAGATTGTTTTAGATCATACATTCGAGCCTCGAATCGGTACTGTGTGCCAATGCATGGCCTTACAGAACCATTGTCGGCTGTCTTATTGGTACAGCGAATATCGACTATTTGATATCCGCTGTCCGGCAATATGCAAACATCCTCATTGAGTTCACCGCATTTATTCCGGAAATCAATCAATATAGATTCGATTTCACTCTCCAATTTGCAGATGGCCTCATAAGCAACAGCAAAATCATCGGTATCGCTGCGAACCCAAGTTTCGAGATAGAACTCCTGTTTGAGCATCGCTTGAACTTTGCCATCAATAGGCAGCGTTTCGCCTCGACCTAACAATATAAGACCTTGCTCATCGACTCCGGCATTCATAGGATTTAAGAATCCAAGTTCTACCCTTCCGCCAAAGTCAGAGGATTCAATTGCATATTTAATTTTGTTTAGTAGTTCAAGCCACATATTAACCACCTCGATAGAGTGGAATTGTGCGATATCCTACATATTTACTTGGTTGCCCTGTCAACTGTTCAGCAGTCATCTGACCTTCGATTCTTGCGATTCTATCATTGATATATCGCAATTTCTTGGAGTAGTAGTCATCATCTTGCCCATTGCGATTGTATTGTCCAATAAGCGATGCAGCCTTATTCATAGCGACTTCTCGGTAAGCGTAAAGCGTTACCAATTCATCGACTACAAACGAACGCACCACATCAGCATTTGGAACTCCCAAACGCTTTGCCAATACATAGAGCCAAGACTCAGCCTTCTCAAAGTCAGATTCTCGAACATTAGGGCCTAAAAGTTCATCGTTGAACTTCATATCTTGAAATTGATATAGCATCATCACACCCCTTACAGTTTTAGATGGAGATTGTTTCTGCTAGCGCTTACATTCACGCTCTCAGCCACATCATCGAGTGCTACATTCACAGCTTTGGAGAATATCCCTCGGATTCTATCTTGTGAGCGGTCTAATGCATCATACAAGAATGGATCCGCAGCAGTTCCCTTGTGATGCACCTTCTTGGCGAACATAAACCCATTCCCACCAACAGGCACCCATCGGAGTGCCTTCTTGGTATTTGGGAATATATCGTGTTCTTTCGTGCCTTCGTGTACAAAAGGGCCATAAGGTGCAACCTTATTGTCGATATAGACCTCTGCAAGCCTGTTGCTAATGAGTCGCACATCGATGGCTCTCTCCAATTGCCCTGTTCTTGATGTGAATCCATGATTTTCTTGCGCAGTTGATTGCACAACTGTGGCACTAGCCTTCACGGCCTGTGTTAGCCGCCTCTCAAAGATTCCTCGTGTATCCATCTATTTTTTACCGGATTTTTTTGTGTTTTTGCT